GGCATATATCACTATTGATGGGCAGAACAGAGAACTGTTTGAAGTGTCGTCATTATCAGCTCAAATAGACCTGATTGTGCAAGAACGCCGGTTGCTCGGTCACAGGATGACCCAGCATAAGGTAGTTGGTGCCTCAGGAACCGGTTCTTTGACCATGTACTTTATGAACAGTGAGATGCTAAATCAGGCTATTCAGTATCTACGGACCGGTAATTACAGGGGTCTGAAAATCCAGGTAAAAAACGAAGATTCGCAATCCACAATCGGTAAGCAAGAAGTTGTGCTGCTGAACGTGATCCTGACAACCATTCCGGTGGCAACACTGGACGATCAGTCTGATGACCCGATAACCTTTGATACTGACTTCACGTTTGACGATATTGAGGTTCTCGAAAGCTTCAAGATACCGGAGAACTACAGATAAGGGGTAGGTGTTCCGCCTACCCCTTATTAAGATAATTTTAGGAGGGATAATAATATGAGCTCGTTGAAAGCTTTTCTAAACCCTATACAGGTCGAAAACAAAGAAGTAATCGTTTCTAACAGGTTTCAGGAAGATGGTAAACCTGTTCCTTTTATAATCAAGCCTATTTCCGAAAAAGAAAATGAACTGCTCTTAAGGAAGTATACCAAAAAGGACAAGAAAACCGGTCAAGAAGTGCTGGACAGGACAGCATATTCGCATGCCTTAGTAGCAGCAGCTGTAGTTTACCCGGAACTGAAAAGTGCTGAACTGCAGAAGGCATATGGAGTGCTTGGGGAAGCCGATCTCCTTAATGCAATGCTTACCATCGGTGAATATGCCAAGCTATCGCAGGCAGTTACTGAACTGTCTGGATTGGATGAAGATATAAACGATCTCATTGAAGACGCAAAAAACGGATAAAGCAGGGCGATCCGGAGTTTAATCTGGCGCATTTCGCCCTGCAAAAGCTTCATATTTTGCCTTCTGCCCTGGCAGAAATGAGCGATAGGGAGAAGGCGTTTATTTATGCAAGTATACAAATACGAATTGAGCAGGAGAAGAGAGAAGCTAACAGGCTCAAGGTAAGTAGCCGGGGAAGGAGGCGGAGATAATGGCAGGCCTCAGAGCAATATTTACGCTAGCCGATGGATACACGAAAACGATTGATAAGATTGCTCAAAGAACGGACGTCGCGACTGATAAGACCGAAAAAGCCAGCAAGTCAACAGACAAGTTCAATCAGCAACTGAATAATACAGAAAAGGCAGCATTAAGAGCGAGCTCCGGAATTGAGAGGTTTGTTAAAGGTCTTATAGGCATAGCAACAGTAAAGAAAATTATAGATTTAACCGATGAAATGACTCAAACAACGGCAAGGCTTAACCTTATTAATGACGGCTTGCAAACTACTGCAGAATTACAAGACATGATAATGGCAGCAGCTAACCGCTCAAGAGCCTCATACACTACTATGTCCGACGTTGTAGCTAAACTGAGCATGAGAGCAGGAAAAGCATTTAATAATTCTAATAAGGAAGTAATAGCCTTCGCTGAAACTCTCAACAAGATGTTTGTCATCGCTGGAACGAGCCAAGAGGAAATGAGATCCGCCAGCCTGCAGCTCACACAGGCTTTAGGTAGTGGGGTGCTTCGTGGTGAAGAATTGAATGCCGTGTTTGAGGCAGCGCCCAATATCATTCAGGCTATTGCGGATTATATGGATGTTGACATCGGCAAAATAAGGGATCTGGCAAAGGAGGGTTATATTACTGCTGATATTGTGAAAAATGCTATGTTCAAAGCGGCCGAAAAGGTTAATAAGCAGTTTGAGAATATGCCGATGACATTCGGGCAAGCCTGGGCCACCATACAGAATAGTTTGTTAGAAACATTCCTGCCGCTTATACAAACTATAGCAAAAGGAGCACAATGGATAGCTGATAACTGGTCAACCCTTGAGCCTATATTCTGGGGTATTGCGGCGGCCGCCGGCGCGTATTTAGCTATCAGTAAGGCGCAGGCAATCTGGGATGCAATCAACACCAGCGGAACAATCGCGTACAATGTTGCACTAATGGCAAAGTCGATCGCAATGGGGATCGTAGCACTTGCGACAGGTAACGCCGCACTTATGCAGCAAGCCCTTAATACCGCCATGCTTGCTTCACCGATTGGCTGGATCACGCTTGCGATTGGTATACTAATTGCGGTCATTTATAAATGGGTTAAGTCCGTTGGTGGTATAAAAATAGCCTGGATGATTGCGATGAATGCAATTCTGACTGCTTGGGATTGGGTTAAAATCGGTATTATGACCGGTGTGTACCGGGTAATGGATCTGTTAAATAAGCTGCAGATTTGCTTCGAGAAGGTATCTGTTAATATCGCTAACTTTATGGGGGACATGAAAGTGAATGTACTCATGTTGCTCCAGAATATGGTGAACGGCGCTATCGATATTATTAACGGCTTTATTAATGTTCTTAACAAAATCCCAGGCGTGTCTATCGACACAATAAACCATGTTACATTCGGCACCGATGCGCAGCTTGAAAATGAAGCCGCCAAG